TGCCTCGTATTGGGGCATGCTCGCCCAAAAGGGCGACCAGGGTCCGCAGGGCAACGACGGCTCATCTGGTGGCGGTTCCAACCCCTCTTACTACCACTCCGTGTGGGCTTACAATACTTGGTATAGCGCCAACGTAACCACCGTCTACGACACCAATTACAACTACGTCAATGTCCTCACCTTCTAAAATCACCACGCCGGTGGAAGCCGGAAAGGTCGGCGTCTTCTACGACGCCGCGTCGAAGACCATCAGTCACTTTGCAAAGTTTCCTCACGCTGGAAACATTGTCACGGCCATGCCTGTGCTGATTGCCGACAACGACGAATCCCTGCAAGTCGCCATCAAGGCACTCGGACTTACTGAACGCAAGTAATGGCTCGTAAGGCACCCAACGCCGAAGAGAAACGAAGGCAGGCGGAAATCGCCGAAGTCGAGGCGCAGTTGTCTGCGGCCCAGCGGTTGCTCCGCGTCAAGATGGCGAGGGAGTCGCTCATCTCGTTCACCGGGATGACCATGCCAGACCCGGAAGATCCGGACAACGTGGACAAGTCTCGGTATCAGCCGGTCAAGCACCACGAAACTATCTGCGCAGCCCTTGAGGAGGTTGAGCGTGGGACGTACCAGCGTCTCATCATCTCCATGCCGCCTCGACATGGTAAATCCGAACTGGCGTCCCGCCGCTTCCCCGCCTGGTTCCTGGGTAAGGATCCTTACCGCCAGGTCATCTTCGCCACCTACAACGCCGACGTGGCGCAGGACTTCGGACGTTCCGTCCGTGAAATCATGCGGTCGCCTTCGTACCGCCAGGTCTTCCCTGGGTGCAAGCTGCGGACAGGCAGCCAGTCTTCCGACAAACTCCAGACCGAGGAAGGCGGACTAGCCAACTTCGTTGGCGTGGGTGGCGGCCTTACTGGTCGTGGTGCTGACTTGCTGGTCATCGATGACCCGATCAAGGACCGCGAGGAGGCTGACTCCAAGCGAGAGCGTGACAAGCTGTGGGAGTGGTTCACGCAAGTGGCTATGACCCGACTGATGGCCGGCGCGCGGGTGGTAATCATTATGACCCGGTGGCATGAGGATGACCTGGTGGGTCGCCTCACCGACCCGAAGAATCCCTGCTACAACGACGAAGTCGCCCAGCAATGGCGTATCCTCGCACTCCCTGCCATCGCCGTGGATAACGACCCTATGGATCGCCCTGTCGGGCAAGCCCTATGGCCGGAGCGTTATGGCTTGGACTTCCTCAACGAGATTCGACGCCTCAACCCCAAAGGCTTCTCGGCCTTGTACCAAGGCAAGCCCACGCCGGACGACGGCGACTTCTTCCGCCGTGACTGGCTGAAGCCGTATCCTGGCGAACTGCCAAAGAACCTTCGTTACTACTGCGTATCTGACCATGCCGTGTCTACAGCCCAGACGGCTGACAAGACCGTGCTGCTTCCCTTCGGCCTAGACGAGGAAGACAACGTGTGGATCCTGCCGGACGTGTGGTGGCGTCGAGCGTCTACCGACCAGGTCATCGACGGCATGATCGACTTGATGTCCCGGCACAAGCCCGCCAAGTGGGGAGCGGAACGCGGTCATATCTCCCAGTCCATCGGTCCGTTCCTGCGTAAGGTCCAGCAGGAGAGAGGCATCTGGACGGTCGTTGAGGAGATTACCCCGGTCAAGGACAAGCAGACCCGCGCGCAGGCTATCCGTGGACGCATGGCGATGGGCAAGGTCTTCTTCCCAAAGTTCGCCCCTTGGTGGGCTGACGCGGAGACTGAAATGCTCAAGTTCCCTTCAGCCCGCCACGACGACTTCGTGGACGCAATGGGTCTGGTCGGATTGCTGCTCGGCACTATGGTCAGCGCGTCTCGGACGTATGAAAAACCCTCTGACATCCCCAAGACCGGGACGCTCGCCTGGGTGAAGATGTCAGCCAAGTGGGAAGAGGCGCGACGCAATCTCTTGCAGATGGGCGGCTTCTGAACATAAATACTCTAAATGGAAAACGAATACGAGGCGATGCCTGTTGACCCGATGCAGCCGGAAGAGAAGCCGTTGTCGGCGATCACCCGCGACGCCGAGAAGCCCGGTCCTTCCCGCTCCGCCCTGGTCAAAGCCCTCATCAAGAAGGTGGAACGCGCCAAGAAGCATTGGAAGAAGTCCTTCGACCGCATGAAGGAAGACACGGACTTCTACATGGGCAAGCAATGGACGAACAACGACAACGACGACCGCTACGTCGCCAACATCGTCCAGCGTCACGTCGGCCAGCGAGTCTCCGCATTGTACGCCAAGAATCCGAAGTTCGTCGCCAAGCGACGCGAGACTCTGGACTTCGCCAGTTGGGAAGGCGACATGTCGTCTTTCCAGGCCATCCAGACGTCCATGCAGAATTCGATGGCTACCGGACAGCCCATGGATCCCACGATGATCCAGACGCTCCAAGACGCCCAGCAGGGTTTCGAGCGTCGCCGTATGTTGGACAAGGTGGCGAAGACCCTTGAGATTGTCGCCCACTATCAGCTCCAGGAGCAGCAGCCGTCGTTCAAAGGGCAGATGAAACAGCTCGTCCGCCGCACCTGCGTGAACGGCGTTGGCTATGTGAAGATCGGTTACCAGCGCGTGATGGAGAAGCGTCCGGAAGACGTCGAGCGTATCACCGATATCACGGAACAGATGACGACCCTTGAGCGTCTCGGTGCTGACAAGCAGGACGAGAAGTTCTCTGAAGACAACGCGAAGATGGAGCAACTCCGCCTGCTCCTCAAGTCCATCCAGTCCAAGCAGGACGTCATCGTACGCGAAGGCATCGTCTTCGACTTCCCGATGTCCAACTCCATCATCGTCGATCCGAAGTGCCGTCAGTTGTCCGGCTTCGTCGGTGCTGACTGGATCGCGCAGGAATTCATCCTCGACCTGGACGAAGTGAAGGAAGTCTACAAGATCGACCTTGGTAAGGAATTCACGGCCTACGAAGACAAGAACGAAGGCGACGACAAGTGCGACAAGGCAACCATCTGGGAAATCTATTCCAAGAAGGACGGACTTTGCTACGTCGTGTGCGACGGCTACCACGATTTCCTCAAGGAACCGGAAGCCCCCACCCTCGACCTTGAACGCTTCTGGCCTTTCTTCCCGCTGATCTTCAACGAAGTCGATTCCGACACGGACGTCATCCCGCCTTCCGACGTCCGCTTGCTGATGCCGGTGCAGAAGGAATACAACCGCGCGCGACAGGCTCTCCGCGAGCATCGCTTCGCCAACCGCCCCCTGTACGCCACCTACGAAGGTGCGTTGTCCGAGAAGGACATCTCCAACCTCCAGGCACACCCCGCCAACGCGGTCATCAAACTCCAGAACCTGTCGCCCGGACAGGCCGTCAACTCCATCCTCCAGCCGGTCCAACACGCCCCCATCGACCCTAGCCTGTACGACACGTCCATGCTATTGGACGACATGATGCGTGTGGTGGGCAGCCAGGAGGCTAACCTTGGTGGCACGTCGGCGTCTACCGCCACGGAAGTCTCCGTCGCCGAAGGTAGCCGTATGTCCAGTCTGTCGTCCAACGTGGACGACCTTGAAGACTTCCTCGGCGAACTGGCGCGGGCTGCCGGCCAGGTGCTGCTCGTCCAGATGGATCAGCAGACTGTGATGAAGATTGCCGGTCCTGGCGCAGTATGGCCGCAGCTCACCGCCAGCGAAGTCGCCCAGGAGCTGATGCTTGAAGTCGAAGCCGGCTCCAACGGTCGCCCCAACAAGGCCATCCAGATTCAGAACTTTGAGCGTATCGCCCCAATCCTGCTCCAGATCCCCGGCATGAATCCCGAATTCATGGCGAAGGAAGCCCTCAAACGCATGGACGATGGCATGGACATCACGGACGCGATCCGTGCGGCCTTGCCGTCCATCGTAGCCATGAACGCCCAGAAGCAGCTCGCCCAAGGCGATCCTGCTTCCGACCCGAACATGCAGGGTGCCGCCGGTGCGACCAACGTCGCTCCCGCTCCCGGCGCGCCTGGTGCGGACGGACCGACCGCTCCTCCCTCGCCGGCGGACATCCGCTCGCAAGGCGTCCAGTACCCCAACGCTTGATTTAAGATAAATCGTAGCGTATAGTAATCTCATGCCCGATCCAACCGAGCCAACCGACGCCCTCGAAACGCAGGACAACGCTCCCGCGCCAGAACCCATTTCCACTCCGGAACAGGAAACTGCTCCGGTAGCGGCCGACGCTAAAGAAACCAGCCAGACTACCTCGTCGGAGTCGGGCGACCAGGACGCTAACAAGAAGCCTAAATCCCTGCTCGACGCCGTCAAACGCGCGGCGCAGGGATCGGCTGACGCGGAATCGTCCACCGTGGAAACCAACGGCAAATCCGCCGATGGAGAAGGAAACTCTACGCCTAGTCTGGACGACACAGCGAAGGGCAAATCCTCTCCGGAAGCTGACAAGAAACTGCCGTTCCACAACCACCCTCGCTGGAAGGAGATGATCACGGAGCGTGATGCATACCGCGCCGAATCGGAAGAATTCCGAAAGGTCACTACCTTCATGTCCGCGAATGGGTTGTCCACCGATGAAGTCGCAGAAGGGTTCCAGATCATGGCCCTAATGAAGACCAACCCGGTCGAAGCCCACAAGAGGATCAGCGAATACAAGTCGCGGCTCGATGCTTTCGTCGGAGCGACGCTACCCCCGGATATCCAGAAAAAGGTCGAAGAGGGTTACGTCGATGAAGAAAGCGCGAAGGAACTTGCCATGCTCAAAGCACAGCAGGGTCTTTATCAGCAGCAACAGGCGAATGCGATGCAGCAGCGGGAACAACAGTCTCGCGGCAACATCCATTCTGCGGTGGTTGGTTGGGAACAGCAGATGAGGGTCAAGGATCCCGATTGGTCCGCCAAACAGGAGATGGTCATCGACCAGGTCAAACTGATGTTGCAGGCGGAAAAGCCGACGACTCCGGAGGAGGCTCTTGCGCTCGTTGAGCGCGCCCACTCCACTATCAAGGAGCGGCTTTCCCGATTCGCACCCCAGCGCAGACCTGTAAATCATGTATCAAGCTCCACGTCGTCCGCCCACGCAACGGCCCAGCCGCGCAGCCTCCTGGAGGCGGTGCGTCTCGGCGCAATGCAAACCCGCTAAACCTATAAAAAACTATGGCCTTCTCTAACGCCGAACTCGCTAACATCGCCGCGTCGGCCCTCGATTACTACATCAAGGGTCCGGCCTTCGCCCAGAACATCCAGGAAAAGCCGCTGCTCAAGGCTCTCACCAGCAAGCAGAAGACTTTCCCCGGTGGTAAGGGTAACATCAGCATCCCTGTCGTGTTTGACTACACGACCTCGATCGCTGGCTTCACCCACAACGACACCGTCTCGTACGCCAACCCGGCCAATACGAAGCGCGCTAACTACCAGTGGAAGGAAATCCATGCCGGCATCTCGCTGACGCTCACCGAGCTGAAGCACGATGGCCTTTCCGTCACGGATTCCACCACCGGTGCCTCCACCTCCAAGCACTCGGAACGCGACCTCACGGTCCTCACCGGCATCCTCGACGAAAAGCTCAAGGACATGGCTGAAGGCTGGGCGCGCTCGTTCAACGAGATGCTCTGGTCCAACGGCCTGGCTGACCCGAAGAAGGTCGCCGGCATCACCTCCCTCATCACGGACGACCCCACCACCGGCACCGTCGGCGGTATCGACCGCGCTACCAACGCCAAGTGGCGCAACCGCGCCGCCGTCGGCGCTAACGCGATCACCTACGTCTCCGGCCAGCAGAAGATCAGCGAGTTCCTCCGCAAGGAAGTCCGCCAGCTGACCCGCTTCGGTGGCAAGCCCTCCCTGGTCCTTTGCGGTTCCGGCTTCCTTGAGAAGCTCGACCTCGAAATCACCAGCAAGGGTACCTACACCCAGTCCGGCTTCGCGAAGGGCAACACCGACATCGGTCTGTCCGGCATCACGATGCAGGGTATCGGCGAGTTCCTCTACGACCCGACCCTCGACGACCTGGGCTACACGAACCGCGCCTACTTCATCGACACCAACAACATCAACCTCATGGTGATGGACGGTGAAGACAAGAAGCAGCACAACCCGGCTCGTCCGCATGACCAGTACGTCCTGTACCGCGCCATGACCTGGACCGGTGGTCTGACTGGTAAGCACTTCACCGGCTCTGCCGTGTACGAAGTCGCCTAATCGGTAATCGATAGACTCCCCCAGGGGGTGGTTACGCAAGTAGC